ATGCCAGCACTGATTCTGCTAATACAGATCGCACGGGTTATGGTGTAACAGTTGGTCAGAAATTTGATAAAGTTGGTGTAACTGCTGGTTTCGATCGTTATAGCAGAGGAACTGACCTTGATAAGTATACAGTAATGGGTTCTTATGATTTGACTAAAATTGGTTCCGCAACTCTTTCTGCAAAAGCTGGTGTTGCGTATTTAGATCAAAAGAACGCAAATGATGGTTATGCAGCTTTAGTAGGTGCTGGTGTTTCAATTCCAGTCACTACCAAAATTGCAGCAACTGTTGATTATCGTTATCAAGCAGGTCAATCTCGTGTTAAGTCTTTAGATGGAAGCACTGTTTCTGCTGGTTTGAAATACTCTTTCTAAATGAAGTGTGCCGTACTCTGTAATGGACCAAGTCGTATTCTTTACGAACCATCTACAGAGTACGGATTTGTTATTGGTTGTAATATACCTTGGACTAAAGTTGATGCAACTGTAGTTCTTGATGAAGAAGTAGTTAGGGAATGGGCAAAGAATCCAGATCTAATTACAGTGCCTACATATTTTTCAGTTAAAGCATGGGCAGAAACTGATGGAATAAAAAAACGAGATTTCTTTAGACCATTTTTAATTAAAACAATAACCCCAAAATATCCATATCATTCTAGTGGACATAATGCTGTTGAACAGGTTATTGATAAAGGTTATACTGACATAGATATATTTGGATGTGATTCTTGGTTTAGTTCAGTTGGAAGATCTTATACCAGAACACATATCAAACAGGGTGGTATCGTTGACGGAGATATGAGACATATCGAAGGTTGGCGTAATAGGTGGAAAGAAATAATGGACAAATATCCAGAAGTAACATTAAATTTTATAGGGGAATCAAAATGAAACAATTATTAGCAATTCTAGCAATGGCTGTTGCTTCTACTGCATTTGCAGCTGAACCAGCTAAGAAAGAACCAGCAAAAAAAGTTGAGAAGTGCGTTCCTAGCAAAGAAGTAGTTTGTGACAAAAATCTTAAAGATAAGACACGTCCAACTCCAAAGAAAAAAGCAGAGACTACTAAATAATATACACAGTGGGTTGTTAGATCCCAATAAAACTAACATTACACATAACACAACACAAAGGAGTATTATTATGTCTAATATGACACCATTCGAGATTCGCCTTGAATTATTAAAAATGGCGAAAGACATGCTTAACGATGAATATTTCGGTAAGCGTGAACAAATTAGCAACGACTGGCACATGAAAGTCGAATCCGCTAAACTCAATGGAGGCACGATCCCTGATCATCCAGGTTTCCCTGCTATCCCATCCGAAACTGATATCATTGCAAAGGCAACTGCCTTAAATGGTTTCGTTTCAAATATCCCAACTGATACTATAAAGACTAGCAAAAAGTCCACTTGATACGGGATTGAAAGAGAGCATCCGCTCTCTTTCTTAACTAATTAAGGAGAATTATGCGAGTATATACAAAAATACTTTTAATAATTTCGGTAATGATTGCATCTACTATTTTTGCAACTGCTTACCCACAAAATTTTCGTTTATTTGATATTACATATACAGAGTTAACAAAGGAAGCAAGACAGCAGGTAGATTGCCTAGCTGAAAACATTTATCATGAGGCAGGATATGAATCTGAAGAAGGTAAAGTTGCTGTTGCTCTGGTAACATTAAATAGAACTCAAGACCCACGATTCCCCAAAGACATTTGCGGAGTTGTCAAACAGAAAACTGTTGGGACTTGCCAATTCTCTTGGTTCTGCATGGCAGTTAATATGAACAAGAGAAGTGATGTTTATGATAAAGCAATGGACGTAGCACTACACGTTTATGCTAATTATGAAAACATAGATGATATAACAAAAGGTGCTCTATATTATCATGCTGACTACGTAAATCCAAGATGGAAGTTACAAAGAACTACTGTTATTGGGCGACATATTTTTTATAAAGAAGGTGGTAAACATTATGATGGAAAAACTAAATCTATCCCTAAAGGAAGAGAGCTCGAAACATTCGTTCTTTCTCCTGATGGAGGAAGTAAGTCTTAGTACTGCTAAGAATGCAGTTGAATGGATCTTTGAAGCAAATTTTGCTGAAGAGCGTCCAGAGATGTTAAATTTGATTATCACTTCTCCAGGTGGTGATTTAAATGCTGCCTTTGCTTTAGTTGATGTCATGCGAGGTTCCTCAATTCCAATTCGAACAGTTGGACTTGGTCAGGTTGCTTCAGCTGGACTAATGATTTTTATTGCAGGAACAAATGGGCAAAGAATCCTTACACCAAATACTTCCATTCTTTCTCACCAATACTCATGGGGCGCATTTGGTAAGGAACATGAGTTGTTTGCTCAAATTAAAGAGTTTGATTTAACCACAAAACGCATGATTGCTCACTACAAGAAATGTACTGGTTTGAAGGAAGAACAGATTAGAGAATATCTACTTCCTCCACAGGACATCTGGTTGGGTGCAGCAGAAGCGAAAAAGTTAGGAATATGCGACGATGTTAAAGATCTTAAGTAAGTATATTCGTTATTCTGGTATTTGGGTTAGTTTCGCACTTAACCCATATCATTGGAGAGTAAGTTTTGAGTTCATGCATCCAGATGAATTAAATCCAAATATGCGTGGAGTTTTTATTTCGTTATTGCCAATTTCTTTAAGGATAATTGTCGATGATGGTTCTTGGTAAATTTTTAAAATTTAAGGAGTTGATTATGAATGAAAGTACATCGTTTGTTATTGGTGCAGTATTAGTTTTAATTACTGCAATTGGTTGTGCAACTTATTACGAACATCATAAGACAGAAGCCATGAAATCAAATATTGAATCTGCAATTGTTAAGGGGATTGACCCAATCGCTGTTCGTTGTGCCTATGAGCGTGGTGACAATGTTTGCATCGCCTATGCTATCTCTCATGGTAAGGCTGAATCCGCTAAAAAGTAATCCCCTATGGATTTGAGGGGATTGGTACCCCTGTTGGGCACAGGCTCAGTAGGGGTATTTACTTTAATTCAATATCGTAGTATAATAGTTATTATGATGATTGAAAAGGAGTTGTTATGAAGATCCGTGCTATCGTGAATGGTGTTTCCTACTACACTACGTCAACAGCTATTAAGCAAAGACGTTCAAGTGACTTCTCAATGCAAAATGATGCATTAGCGTATGTATTAGTATGTATGGGTAAGAGCGATGGATTTGCTCGTACCGTAAGATATTATGACCACAAAATGGTAAAGCATACATTTGATATTCAATTGAGTAAGGTTTAATCATGGGACGTCCACGCACACGAATTATTCTGAATGAGAATGAACGACCAATCTGTGTTAATACTGGATGTAATAAACCAGTAACAGTGGCAAAATACAATAATAATGGTACTGCCAAATGGCGACCAGTTTGTGGACATTGTTCTCAAGCCCAAATTGGAAAATATGAATATAGTGATGGTGTTATTCCATTTAGGCAAAACAAGTGTTCTAATATTGACGGTAAGTTAGGGTTTAAATGTGCAACTAATTTTAAATTAATACCAGATGGAATAAACATCACAGAAATAGATCACATTAATGGAGATGATTCAAATAACAAGTTACGTAATTTGCAAGAATTATGTGTTACTTGTCACAGAATCAAAACACAAATAAATGGCGATCTTGTTCAAAAAAGAGTTGCTTGACTTTAATTCAATCTTGAGGTATAATTATATTATGCAGATGATACATACTGGACCAGCTAAATCAAAAAAACGTAAACCAAATGCCAAACAACGTGAGTTGCGAGCAGAGTGGGAAGCGTTACTTAAGAAGTATGCCATAAAGACTGTTGTGAAACCAAAGCAACAACTCAGTGATGTATACTCACTTGGAAAACCTGCTTGTCGTGAGACACCTAAGATTCCGAGTCTTCCCTTTACTGGTGGTCCATGTGCATTGAAGCCATCTCCAGTTTATACTGGAGACAAGATAAAGGGTATTGGTACTATGCATAAATCTAACGCAGTTCCGATCTTCTCTGACGAGCAGGCTGTCGAAATTGCAACTATGAGGAGAGGGTAATGAGTGAATTTTGTGTTAAGTGTTCTGAAAAAGATGCGGAAATTGAACTCCTCCGCAAACGACACTATGAAGAAATGCAATGCATGAAAGCAAAGATTAATAAGTTGCAGGATGAAAATGAAGCACTTATCATGGACGTTGCATTTTATGGTGGTAACTTGATAAACTTGTCTTGCAATAATAAATAAGGTATAATTATATTATGAATCCGAACTACAACAAAATCGTTTCCATGGCAACTGATCGCGACTTCAATGCGATTAAAACCATTTATGGTCAACTTCTTGTTGAACGCATGCGTCTTGATAAATTCTTTAGCATGTATCTAGATAAGTTTGAACGTAAAATGGATCCAGAAAAAACTAGCACACCAATTTGGGATCTTTATAAAAAGAAGATGCGTGAATATGGTGACCTCCAACAAACAATCAAAGTTGCAGAATACTACATGAAGAAAGCATAATGTTTAAAAACTCAAACGAATTTTCTTTATACATAGAACAGCTAGTAAAAGAAAAGAAAGTCAATCACATGGACGCAGTCCTTGAATATTGTAAAGAAAACTTTCTAGAACCAGAAGATGTTAAATCTTTAATCAATAAGTCCTTAAAGGAAAAGATTGAAATGAATTTTCGTGATTTGAACTACTTACCTAAACAGGCACAGTTAGATGTCTAAATATTCTTTCGCTATAATTGCAGCTGTTTTTG